GGTCGTAAATAATGGAAAATCAAATTGAAATGCCTTTTTGGGAAGAAGTAAAACTTCCTTCTAAATTTAATAAATACGTTGCTATGAGGTTGGCATATGGATTTTTAACTGATTATTTAATGTATATTAATCAGTATAAAAATATTACACCTGACTCCGGATTAATTACTCAAGATGAAATAGATGAATGGATAAAACCAAAACCACTTTCGATTGAGGCTGTTGATCGATATTGTAATGATCATCCGGAAGTAAAAAGAATTTCAATCTAACCTATTCCTACCTAAATAAATTTATTCTATATTTGTTGTGTTAATTTAAAATTAAATGTTATGAGGTACAGAAAATCGTTTAGAAAACGCGGCTTTAGAAGCCGTCGTCGTGGAAAAAGAATTAATAGTGTCTATGCAAGCCGAGGCGGAATACGTCTGTAAATGCAATGTATAAACCCTATTTCAATAAAGCGCCCGAATGGATGGGGATCAGCTGATCGTATAGCTGTCCCCTGCGGCACTTGTGAGCCTTGCTTGCACAATAAGCGGGCAGCGTGGGTCTTCCGAATCAATCAAGAATTAAAATCGTCTAAAACGTCTGTATTTGTTACGTTCACTTATGAAAAAGCTCCAAATATTCCTAAACGCAAAGAAATTCAAGATCTTGTTAAGCGTATTCGTATTAATCTTAATCGAGGTTTTGTATTCGAATCAAGAAAATATGCAAAATATGATACTTCAATTAAATATTTTGCAAGTAGTGAATTTGGAGAATTATTCGGAAGAGTTCACTTTCATGCTATCTTCTTTAATCTACCTCCTGATCCTTTTCCAATTTTACAAAAAAGTTGGAATAAGGGTTTTGTCACAGTTGGTGATGTTATACCCCAAAGGGTCGCTTATGTTACGGGCTATATACTTGATAAAGAGGATGATGAAGAACGTAAAAAAGTAATATTTTCACTAAAAAGTAATGGTTTGGGAAAAAACTATCTAAGTAAACAAAATGTTGAATTTCATAAAAAAAATCAAGCATTTTTTTCTTATATGGAAGGTGGAATTCCAATATCATTACCAAGGTATTATCGTGAAAAAATATTTAATGGGTTTCAAAAAATTGATAATAGATTAAAAGCAATTAAACAAAATGATGAAAAAGAAAATCAACTGGTTAAAGATCATCTCCTTATTAATCAGTCTTATTACGAGGTCAAAGGAGAACAAATCAAACAACACCTTGAAAGGTTAATAAAAAGAAGATTACAAACAAAAAAAGCTAAAAGATTTAATTATGAACAGGTTATTTCAAAACGTAAAAACAGCGAAGATCAGAAAGAATAGTTTTGATCTTTCGCATGAAAAAAAGCTATCAATGAACATGGGGGAGTTAGTCCCTATTCTTCTTCAAGAAGTTGTTCCCGGCGACAGCTTCCGTGTCAATACAGAGTTACTTATGAGGCTCGCACCTCTTACCGCGCCAGTTATGCATCGCGTAAACGCTTATACGCATTATTTCTTTGTTCCTAACAGACTATTGTACAGTGAGTGGGAAAGTTTTATCACTGGTGGCGTTGATGGTCAAGCTGCTCCAGCATTTCCACGAATGACATTTAACGGATCAACTCGTCTTAATGAAAAAGGATCTGTTGGAGATTACTTTGGTATTCCGGTTACGCCTGTTTCTGGGGCATTTCCAGACTTTGACGTATCAGCTTTACCATTTAGAGCTTATGCATTGATATACAATGAGTTTTATCGTGATCAGACTCTTAATACTGCAGTGGCTATGACTAAAAATAGTACCTGCAATCTCGCAGAGTTTCAGGAACTTGTACAAATTCGTAAGAGATGTTGGGAGAAGGATTATTTTACTTCAGCTCTACCTTGGTCTCAGAGAGGAGGAGAAGTAATACTTCCAAATGATATTAATTACCAAAATGCTGAAGCTCCCGGAACACCAGCTTTAGGAAACATCCAAATAGTATCAGGCGGAGGAATTACTGATTCGGCTGGTAATCCGATCGACATAGAAAATATTTCTAATGTTGGAACAACTATTAACGATCTTCGTCGAGCTACCAGGTTACAAACTTGGTTAGAAAGAAATGCAAGAGCTGGATCTAGGTATGTTGAGCAAATCTTCTCACATTTTAAGGTCGTATCTTCTGATGCGCGCCTTCAACGTCCAGAGTATCTTGGTGGTGGAGTAGCTCCTATCGTTATATCTGAAGTTTTATCTACTGCAGAAACCGAAGGAGCTCCACTTGGAGAATTCGCAGGACATGGAATATGCGTAGGTAATTCTAACAGGTTCTCAAAAACATTCGAAGAACACGGATATATTATTGGAATTTTATCAGTTATACCTCGAACTGCTTATTATCAAGGTATTGATAGGTCTATGACCAAATTCGACAAGTTTGATTATTATTGGCCTGAATTTGCTCAAATTGGTGAACAGGAAGTAAAAAATCAGGAAATATATTTCGATTTTGCTGGGGTAGCAAATCCTGACGATACATTTGGATATCAGTCAAGGTATGCAGAATACAAACATAACCGCGACAGTGTTCACGGTGATTTTAGAGACAATTTACTATTTTGGACTATGGTCCGTGATTTTAGCTCACCTCCAGCCTTAAATGGAACATTCGTTACATCGAATCCTACTCATGATATATTCGCTGTGCAGGATCCATCAGTGGATAAACTATATGTTCAATTGTTTAACAAAATCAATGCATTGCGGCCGATGCCGCAATTCGGAGAGCCAACACTCTAGTATTATGGAATTTACTAATAAATCCAGGTGGATTAAGACATTCACCGAACCACGGGACGATCGTAGCATGACAATTCAAGGTCAGGCTTTAACAATGCGGGAAGTGCTTCAAAACTTTATAACAGGAAGACCAATAAACGAGTATTATCGTCAAGGGTATTACGAAGAAGAACCTATATTCGACAATCCTATCAACAATACATTCGTTGATCCTACAGAGATTTCTGAAGAATTGGAGATCAGAAAAACGTTAATATCTCAATCCAATCAGATCGCTAAAGATTCTAAAAAAGAGACTCCTATTGAAATAGTACCGGACACCCCGTAGGGTGACGAACTGGAAAATGCGAAGATATGATGCATTAACTACGAACAACGTGAAGATGTACAAAAAAAAGAGACGTGACGGCAACGGCGACCTGGTAAGACAGTCAGAAGCAACGACGACGAAGGAGGAGGAAGCAATGCAAGGATTACATAGGAGCTGTTCGTCCGTCTCTTCTTCTTCACGAAGTGAGTTAAAAAAATGTATTTTTTTAAAAGCAATAATACAATTCTTGTAATATTATTGCAAATTGACACAACGTTGTCAATTAAAGTTTTACAAGGTTTTTTAAAAAACTTAATATTTACACAAAATGGTACCTTTAGTCGCTGGTGGTCTTATTGCTGGACTTGGCTCTTTAGCCGGTTCAATATTTGGAACTGAACGAACTGCCAACAAAAATATGGAGTTGGCAAAATATCAATACTCTAAAGATTTAGAGATGTGGAACAAACAAAATGAGTACAATACTCCTACTGCTCAAATGGGTAGGTTCAAAGATGCTGGTCTTAATCCAAATCTTATTTATGGACAGGGTAATCCGGGTAATGCTGTACAAATACCAAAATATCAAGCACCTACGGTTAATTACGATTATTCAAGGACTGTACCAAATTATCTTGATACCCTATCTACATTTCAGGACATTAAAAACAAACAATCTCAAAATGATATCATGCAACAGCAAATTCAAGGTTTAGTACTTGATAATATTTATAAATCTGATACACTTCCGAATCGTAAATCATTGTTATCCGCGAATTTAACTGGAACTAATGCAAAAAATTTTAGTATTGCTATTACAAATGATGTTAATCAGGAATTGTGGAGGAATGGTACTCTTAAGGGATTGGGTGAAGCTAAATTAAATCAAATTAAACAATCTATAGCACAATCAGTTCAATCTGTAATTGAATCAACTGCGCGAACAAAAAATGTAAGTGAAAGTTTCGGTAAATATCAAGCTGATGCAGAATCTGCTAAATACGATATGGGTATTAAGAAAATTGAATCAGAATTTATGAATAAAGGTGGAATTCGTGGTATGAAAGATATTTTACCTACTATTATGGATTTAGTTAAAATGTGGATAGGAGGTCGTAAATAATGGAAAATCAAATTGAAATGCCTTTTTGGGAAGAAGTAAAACTTCCTTCTAAATTTAATAAATACGTTGCTATGAGGTTGGCATATGGATTTTTAACTGATTATTTAAT